TATAAAAGAATTTTGGACGGAGATCGGGCTTTTCCCTACGACCGAGCCAAATAGCCGAAAGGCGATTGATAGAGTAATTAACTATCTGACTGCTAGGAAAGACTAGCACTTTTTGCGTTTAAATGTGGCATTATGTTGATGTTTCAACGTTCCTTGGCGCTTCATAATGTCACTTTTAAGCGCAAATAAATTATTAATTCAAGGAACGTAACATGAAAGATTTAGTTGTATTGGACTGTGAAGTCTATCCAAATTATACATTATTCGCATTTAAGAATATAGATAATCAAAAAACTTTTACCGTTGAGATAAAAGGTGAAAGCTCTTCATTAGATGAAAACTCATTAAAAAAACTTCAACAAATAATGACTGTTAGAACGACATTTGGTTTTAATAGTAGAAATTATGATATGCCAATTATTCTTTTTGCTTTACAAGAAAAAACAGCAAAAGAAATATGTAAGCTATCTAATTACATTATTGAAAACAACTCTCCTGGATGGAAAACATTGCAAAACTTCAGTTTATCCTGGCCTAATTCAATAAAACATTTTGATATTCAAGAACCTTCACCTGGAGTTAGAGTAAGCTTAAAATTATATGGAGGCAGAATGCACTCTGATAAATTACAAGATCTTCCGATTGAACCTAATTCTATATTATCAAAAAATGAAATGGAAGAGACTAAGTCATATTGTATTAATGATCTTAATACAACAATTGACTTATATCGCCAAATTGAAGATAGAATAAAACTAAGAGTAGATATGTCTAATAAATACGGACAAGATTTACTTTCTAAATCAGATGCACAAATAGCAGAAGTTGTTATTAAATCAGAATTAACAAAGAAAAGAATATATTGTAAAACTCCTAAAATACCTAATGGAAAAACTTTTAAATACGAAGTTCCTGATTTTATTAAATTTAAATCAAAACAATTAAAAGATATATTAGAAATAATTAAAACACATGATTTTGAATTAGATGGTAAAGGATCAATTAAATTACCTTTAGTTTTAAAAAATGCCAAAATAGAATTAGGAAATTCTATTTATCAATTAGGAATAGGAGGTATTCACTCAACAGAAAAGAAACAAGCTGTAATACCAACAGAACATCAATTTTTAATAGATAAAGACGTTGCGTCTTATTATCCATCTATTATTTTAAATCAAAAACTTTATCCAAGACATTTAGGAACACCTTTTTTAGATGTATATAGAGAAATTGTAGAAGAAAGGCTTAAGGCTAAAAAAGAAGGTAACAAGATAGTAAACGAATCACTAAAGATCGTTATTAATGGATCATTTGGCAAATTAGGAAGCAAATACTCAGCTTTATATTCACCTGACTTAATGATCGCTGTAACATTAACTGGGCAACTTTCTTTATTAATGCTTATTGAAGAATTAGAAAATAATGATATTTCAGTAATTTCATCTAATACAGATGGTTTTGTGTCATTATTAAATAAAGAACAATATGAAAGATATGATTCTATTTGTTTTGATTGGGAGCTAACTACAGGCTTTGTTTTAGAGGAAACTAGATATAAAGCGCTTTACTCAAGAGATGTTAATAATTATTTAGCGATAACTGATTATGGTTATAAAGGAAAAGGTATATTTACTCTTGATTCACTTCAAAAGAATCCTCAAGCAACAATTATTATAAATGCAGTAATAAAACTTTTAGTTGATAATATTCCTATTTCTGAAACTATTAGAAACTGTAAAGATTTAAAAGAATTTTTGCATGTAAGAAGTGTAACAGGAGGAGCAACTTATAAAGACACATATTTAGGCCGTGTTGTAAGATGGATTTATTCAACCGATGGAGATATTATTAAATATAAAAAGCCTAATAAAACAGGAACATTTCCTAAAGTGGCAAAATCTGAAGGATCTAGGCCAATTATGGATTTGAATTGTGAATTCCCAAAAGATATTGACTATGATCGATATATTGAAGAATCGATGTCGATTTTAGACGATCTTGGAATTACTGAATTATAATTTAAAATTTTTACTAAAATATAGTTTACAAATAAAAAACTATGTTTAATAATATATAAATTATTAACCTTTAATTTAAAATAAAATGATAAATAATACAATTACAAATGAAACTAAACAAGATCTTAAAAATAGGGTCGAACATATCGAATCTCTTTTACTTGAAAAAGATAATTTAAACACAGAAATTAGAGAATCATTTGAAGCTGCAGGAAATGCAGGTTACGATGTTAAAGCTATGAAAGAAGTTATTAAACTTCGTAAAAGAGATCTTCAAAAAGTAGTTAACGAAGAAGATATGAGAGAACTTTACAAAGACTTATTAATTGAATTATAATTTAAAATGAATACAATGTTAAAATTAGTTAAAGAAATGCATACCAAATTTGGTATAACTTCAGAAAAAGTAAAATTTTCTGATGAAGAAAAAAAGTTTAGAATTTGTGCAATGCAAGAAGAATTGGACGAATACAAAGAAGCTGAAACTAAAGAAGATCAATTAGATGCTTTAGTCGATCTTGTTGTATTTGCTTTCGGAACTGCTGAAAGACAAGGTATGCTTGAAGTTTTTGAAGAAGCTTTTGAAAGAGTTATGATTGCTAATTGCCAAAAAGAAATAGGGCAAAATCAAAAACGTGGATCATTCCAATTAGATTTAGTTAAACCTAAAGGTTGGACTGCTCCTGACTTGAGCGATTTAGTTGAAGATAAGCCTAAACAAATGACATTATTTGAATTTATTAATGATCCAATAGAAAAATTAACCTCTGAAAATAAACTAAATAAAATTGAAAATGACAAATAAAGTATATAATATAAAGCTAACAGAAGCGGAAAGGCGAATGGCTTTAAAATTAGTCCAAAGAGAAATAGATATAGATAATAATAGAGGTTATAAGGATAAAAAATTAGGACAAAAAGCATTAGAAACGATTTATAGCCTAATATACAAATTAAGACAAGCAATTAAAATTGAAAATGACAAATAATATAGATAAAACGTTAAAAGAAAGAGGATCTAAATATGGATCTTTTGAACACAATGCTAAAATAACACAACGGCTTTGTAATGTATTAAAACAGGCACCTAATTATGATTTATTAGAAGAAGAACATATTGAAGCTTTCCACATGATATTTCATAAGATAGCAAGATGTGTTTGTGGTGATCCTAATTATATTGATAATATCCATGATATAGTAGGTTATGCAAAACTTTTAGAAGAGTTTTTAAAAGATAAAGAATTCGGAATAAATTTGTCTAATATAAGTACTTTAAAATAATGGAACGATATAATGTAGAACATATAAGAAAAGAATTTATAAGACTTAAAGAAAATAAATTACTTTCTGATAATGGAACTTATGAAATATTAAATGCTTCGTTTATTTCTAATGATTTAGTAATATTTGGAGAATTAAATGAAAAATATGCTAAATCAGAAGTAAAATGGTATTTAAGTCAAAGTAGAAATATAAATGATATAGAAGGTAAAATTCCTTCTATATGGAAAGAAGTTGCAACAAAAGATGGATTTATAAATTCTAATTATGGTTGGTGTATATTTTCAGAAGAAAATGGAAGCCAATTTGAAAATGCAATAGCAAAATTAGAAAGTGCTAAACTGTCAAGGCAAGCAACTATGATTTATATTCGCCCATATATGCATGCAGATTCTGTTAAAGACGGTATGAATGACTTTATGTGCACATACAGTGTTCAATTAATGATAAGAGATGATCGCTTGTATTATCATGTTTATATGAGAAGCAATGATGCAATATTTGGTTATAAGAACGATTCTTATTGGCATCATTTTGTTCATGACTTAGCATATAAACAATTAAAGAAGACTTATAAACATTTACGTTTTGGGCATTTATTTTGGAATGCTGCAACTCTTCATATTTACCCTAGACATTTCGATCTAATAAATTAATAAAAATAAAATGAAAAAATCTATAATTTTTAATCCTTTTACTCCAATTCCTAAATCTGAAAAAAGCCATATTAGAGGATGGGCACTTATGTGGGCGCAAAGACTAGATGCTGACATAGCAACAAAAGAAACTGATTTATTAGGCTATGAAAACATTTATATTGACCATGGGGTTAATTTTCATGGATCTTTGAACTTATTTGGAGGATTCAATGATGATATAGTTTCAAATTGCTATAATTTAATGGATGCAGTAGATAATGAAGCTAAATTATTTTCTTTAGATTGGAGAATAAAAGATTGTAATTATATTTCTCAAATAGAAAAACGAATTGGTGCAAAAACAACTTCAGAAATGGTTAATTTTGACTTCTTAGAAAAATTTGAAAAGATATTGAATAAAGCAAAATATCTTCCAATGGAATCACTTAACTTAGATAAATGGATTATAGGTGATAGCCATACGCTAGCATTTTCAACTAAAGATCAAGCAATTACAAGATTAAATGGAAAAACATTATATAGTGTAATTTGTAAATCTGGATTAGATTCATTTTTACATTATCAAAATAAGCCTAAAAATGTGAAAGAAATAACCTTATGCTTAGGATCAATTGATATAAGATTCCATTTGTTAAGATTAAAAACATTTACTGCAAAAGAGTTTGCTGATTTGTATGCTAAAGAAATAGTTAAATGGCAGAACTTTTATAATATTCCTATAAAAGTTTGTGCTCCTGTCCCTATAGAACATGAATTGAGAAAATTACCTAAAACAGGACAATTCGAAGGACAAAATTTTTATGGAGCAAGATGGGAAAGATTAAAATTTACATTTGACTTTATAAAATATCTTAGCGATTATTGTTTTGACTTTGACCTTATAAAACCGCCTAAAGAATGGTATGTAATGCCTGGAGATGAATACGCAAAAGAAATAATGGAATTACACTCATCTGTGCATATAGCTCCTAAATATTATCGATCAATTTATAATTGGAATTAAAATGTATGAAATAACTAACTCAAATAAAAAT